ACCGGAGCCGGCGCGCGGTCGGGAAGCTCGCGAAGGGCCTCGACTTGGCCCTGAAGGTTGGCAATGCGGTCGAGAAGCTCGCGCATTGTGGGCTCTTTGGCCCCGCCCTCGCCTTCGGAGGGCTCGTCACGGCGCATGTCGCCGCGGTAGCCGGGCGTTGCGCCCTCGAATTGGCTGAAAATGTCGTCGCGCTCGGGCTCCTGGTGCCGCTTAGCGCGTGAACGCCTGCTCTGTCGTGCCATGATGGGTCCCCCGTCCCGTGTGGATGCGTCTAAACGCACATTACCCGCGCTTTGCGGGCCCCGTCAACTCGCCGGACATGGCCTCGGCGTCGCTGCGGCCCTGTTTGGCGCGCTGGTTTAGGCGGATTAGGAGACTTTCGTACGCGGCGTACTCCATCCAGGCCGCCAATGCGGCCTCCGGCGTTAGGGTGCGAGTCCGAAGCTGCCCCAAAACGTGCTTAACGAGGGTCTCTTGCGCCTTGTCCACCTCGGTTTCGACGAACGGGAGGAGCGCGAGGAGCGGCGACAGGCCCAAAGCCCGCGCCATCTGCGCCTCTTTCACCGGGTCCATCATCGTGCGACGCCCATCTGCTGCGCGACTTCGCCCATTTCGGCGCTCGCTTGCCCGCCCGGCTGCATCCCGGCTGCCCCGTTCTGCTGGGCGCCCTGGTTCATCGCCTGCATCGCCTGTCGGATCGTCTTCTCGCGCTCGGAGATGGTGACCTTCGACACGTCAACGTCGCTTAGGTCGAACAGGAGCTTGAGGAACTTCGACATGTCGATCTGCTCCATAAACGCTGCGAGCATCTCGGGCCGCTGGGCGAGGTACTGCATCAGCTGGAGCAGCGCGCGGAGCATCTTCTGCTTCTGGATCAGCGTCGAGATGCCCCTCGCCTGGAAGGTGATGGGCCGCGCAATCAGCTCGCGGCGCCGCTTCATCAGCGCGTCGAACATCTCCGGCCCGCACGCGCTGCGCATCGCGAGGTCGTTGGTCTTGACGTGCTGGAGGCCGGTCTTCCACACGAGGTCGAGGGTCGGTTGCAAGTAGCGCGTCTCAAGCGTCTGGGCGAGCGAGCGGATGACGGCGCTCGACGATGCCTCGGCGCCTTGGATTTCCGTCGCCGACGTGCGGGACTTCGGCGCGAACTGGCCGAGGCCCACCTCGTTCATGTCCGCCGCCTCGCGCAACTCGTTCTTGATCTGCTGCCACATCTGCAACGACTCGGGCGGCAGCTGTCCGAGGTCGATGCTGGCCATGAACTGCTTCGGCTCGACGCCCTCTTGGAGTTGGAACAGCTTGTTCGGCGTGATGCCGCCGGCTAGCTGGCCCGGGTTGACGAGCATTTCGGGGACGATCGCGAACGCCTTCATCGACGACATGTAGACCGCGTCGAGGAGAAGGTTGGTCAGCTTGTTGAACGTGTTCGCGACGCTGCCGAAGTCCTCCATGTACGTGCGCCCGTAGACGGACAACGGCGCCACGACGAGCGGGCTGAAGACGAGCCAATCCGTACCGTGCCAATACGGGTTCGGCTCGGGGCCGCGGATGAGGAACTGGTTGTTGCCCACAACCATGAGCGCGTCCTTCGCGACAACCTTGCCGGTGTTATCGACGACGGTGGCGATCCACTCGTCCATCGTAATCGGCTGGCGCGTGGAGGACTGCTGGCTCGAATGGCCGGTCATCTGTTCGCGGTAGAGGTGATCCTGGTACTCGATGTGCGAGACCATCTTAGCGATTTCGCCGACGTTGAAGATCGGCTTGCCCTTCCGGTCGTGCTGGAGGGCCATCGCCATAAGCTCGTGCTTGTCCAATTCGACGCGACGACGGCGGTACAGGTTGCGGTGTGTTGGGTCGAGCCAGACGGTACGCGGATCGACGGTGTCGATGGAGACGCGGCCATACTTGACGTCCTCTTTCCACGTCGTCGTCGAGCATGCGCCCATGAGGGCGCCCATCTTGCACTGCTCCTCGAACACCGCGGGGAAGCCCAAACAGGTCCCCGTCTGGTTCCGGCCGCACGTGCTCAGCCATGCGTCGGTCATGCGCTTGATCGAGGGCGTCATGTCGCCCTCTGAGTCGGCCGGATCGACGACGGTGTAGAAGCCCTCGGGCCCCGTGACGAGCGCTTCCTTCAGCGCGGCCGCGAGCCGATCGACGAAAGCGGGCACCTCGGGCATGGTCTCGCGTGCCTGCCACTCAGCCTTGCGGGAGTGATCGACGCGATTCCAGTAGAGGTGCAAGTTTTCTTCCCATTTTGCGTCTCGCGGGTTCATCCCACCGCGCCGCGCTTCCTCCGCCTCTTGAGCGTAGCCCTGGAGGATTGGGACGATGATGTCGGCGTTCTCCCGGGAGGGTCCCGAGAGGTGGCCTTTCGTGTCGTCTGGATCGTCGTGACGTGAGCCGTAGCCCGCCATTGTGTCCCCCTACGCCTGACCGCGTTTAAGCGCGGCGGGCGACAACCGTCACGTCGATGTCAGTCGCAGTGCCGCCGGACGTGCTCACACGGTAGTAGCGGTAGGCGTCGTCCATGACCTTGCCGGCGCCCGCCGCGGTGAAGCTCGCCGCGTCCTGCTTGCCGGCCGTGGTCTGCTCGCGTTCGAGGTAGCACGTCACGAACGTGGTGCCGTCGTTGGAGCCCTCAAGGAGCGCCGTCGCCGAGCCGAAGCTGCCCGTCAGCTGGATCGACATGGAGTCGGGCTTGATCGGGCCCATCGAGAACTTGACGCCCGTCGCAACGCCGGTGACGGTCTCCTTCGAGACGACAACGAAACCGTCGTCGGTCTTCACCTGCGCGAATAGCGGCGTCGATGCTGCGTCGGCCATGTGTTACTCCCCCAAGGTCCGCCGCTTGAAAAAGCGATCGGCTGCCGGCGTCTGGCCCTCGGGCCGCACCGCGCGTACGTCGGAGCCAAAATACCCTCCCGACACGCTCGTGTCCACCGACTCGGGCCGTCTCTGGATGCGACCCATCGGGAACAGGACCGCGGCGCCGTAGGCCAAGGCATCGCCAGGGTGGCTGTGGATGTTCTTGGCCGGCAACTCGCTCGTCACCCCCGACCGGGCGATGTGGTAGTGCCAGCCGCCGCGCAACGAGTGCCAAACCGCCGGCGCCGAGTGCCGGTCAACCTGCACCATGCCGCGGCCGCCGACGAGCTTCGTCAGGCACGCTTGAAGCGGCTCGACCCGCTCGCGGAGCTGGACCGGCCCGGCCCGCCACGTTCCGCCGAGGAGCTGCTTGAGGCTGCGGACCGCCGAGCGCTTGGCCGACGATTGCTCGCGCATGATGCCGTTCGGGTCACCGATGTGCCGCAGGACAACCTTGTGCTCGCGGTACTTCTCGACGAGGAGCGGCTTCACCAGCTGATCGATCAACTCCTCAACGCCGCAGTCCTCGCCGACGATCGCATCGAGCACGTGCCACGCCCGCATCGGCGTGACTTGCGTGATGATGCACGTCGGGTTAAGGCCGAAGTCCCAGCAACAGAACAGGTCGCTCCGCGGGATCGGGTTGAGCCCGAGGGCGAGATGGACGCGGTCGTTCCACTGCGGCGTGACGGACTTGCCGACGCGCTGAAAGCCGAACTGGCCGTCGACGAAGCGGCTCACGAGGTCGTCACGACCGGCGCGCGAGAACTGGCCGCGGAGCTTGTTGTAGTAGTCGGGGGGCAGGTTTGCGATGTTCTCGGGTATCATCGGCTGCCAGACCATGTAGTTCGGCGTGCCCGGCTGCACGAACACCTTGTACGTCCAGTGCGCCTCGTCGGGGTTGTTCTCGGCGAGCTTCGCCGAGTGCCAGTTCATCCCCGTCTGCCGCAACCGCCCCATCGCCATGTCGAACACTTCGCGCGCCACGCCACCCACGCCAAGCGCGGGCGCCGGCTCGTCGATGAAGAAGCCCGCAAGCTCGCGCGACATGAGCTTGTTAGCGTCCTGTGCGTCGTCCATGCCGAGGAACACCACCTCGCCGCGGGCGATGCCGTCAGCCCAGCGGAACGTCTTCTCGCTCTTGGTGTAGTGGCCGTAGATGCCGGGCGGAAACCACTCGAAGAAGGTCTTCATCGTCGTGGCTTGGAGGTTCTCGTAGGTGTCGCGGATGACCGCCCACCGCGCGCCGGGATTGTGCCGCGTGTGGTACAGCGCCGCCCAGCAACCCGCCGTGGACTTGCCCTCGCCGAACCGGGACGAGAACAGGTCGGCCTCCGCTCGCGACTCGATGAACTTCTTCTGTTCGGGGTTCGGGATGAAGTTAGTCTTGTGCGTCGCCATCGTCGTCCCCCAACACAACCTTGTTCGCGTTTACACGCTGACGATACTCGCGCGTCTCCTTCGCTCGCTTGCGCTTGCGATCGGCCAGGATGCGCTCGGCCTTCTCACGCAACTCGCGCTCGACCGCCGTCTCCGCCGCACGCTTCTTCGGCACGAGCACGCGTTTAAGCGCGCGCGTCGAGGTCTTGGCGTGCACGTCGATCTGCCGCGGCTTCGCCCGCCTCTTGCCGGTCGCCGGATCGCGTTGCTCGATCTCCATCGGAAGCTCAACTTCCACCTCGCGCTCCACGTCGGCGCGCAGCTGGTAGATGTTGGTGATCTCCTGATCGCGCTGGACGGACTCGCCGCCTTTGCCGAGGTCGAGCGTGGTGTTGATCGACACCGGCACCGTGACGTTGACGGTGGACTTGTCCCCAAAGACGTTCGGGTTGCGTTTAGACGCGAGCTTCCACAAGCCCTCGGTCAGCAGCTGGAGGTGTTTCGCCTTCAACGCGCTGTCGGGGTTGGCGTGGCCCGCCCTCAAGAGGTCGAGTATCTCGTCCTCCAACACGAAGCCCGATATCTCGCGCGCCTTGTTGAACGCCAACGCGAGCTGTGGGTTCTTCATCACCCACACGAGGAACAGGTTGCTCGGCGGGAGGTGCGGCTCGCGCTCCAACTCACGCATTGTGCGGCCGAAGGCGATGCCTTCGATCATCTCGTAGGCCGCCGAGTGATCCATCGGGTCGTCGAGCGACCACTCGCGCGTCTTCGCCTTCACCGCTGGCAGCTGTACGCCCGCGTTTACACGCGAATCGTCGTCCTCGATGCTCACGAAACCTCCTTCGTGGGCAGAAAGCCGATCGGATCGGGCAAACGGTAAATCCGCCGCCCATCCGCATCGACTAACCCCGTCCACTCCGGCTCCCGCGCCGTCACCATTGGATGCGGAAGCCGTTCCCCGTCCCCCGACGGCACGAACTCATACCATGCCGCCGGGCGTTTTGTCGTGTAGCGCATTACACCGCGTCACTGTTGGGCGTTTCCGACGGAATTGTCGGCACAAGCTCCCACACCCAGTCGCGCGGCGCAATTTCGAAGGCCGCAACGATGCCCTTCTTCGCCCGCTTGAGCGTCGAGTCGGTAATCCCGGCCGCCCGCGCCGCGTCGTAGACCGTGATTGCCGGCTTCGGCCCGCTCGACAGATACCCGACGAGCCACTGTTGCGCCTTCACGAGCGCGCGCGGCGTCCGCGACTGCGTTCGACGCCCCGCCGAGCACACCAAAATGCTGGTGTCCACCTCCAAGCGCCAATTGAGCACGCCATGGTCGTTGCCCGGCTCGCCCGGATCGTCGATCGAGTACGCAATGCCGCCGCCAGTCTTGCCGATGTTGCCTTTCATGCGCGACATAACCCGCAACTCGTCCACCATCGAGATGCCAATCTCGCTTCGCGCGATGCCCGACAGGTCGATCGAGCCGAGGCCGCTGTTCAACCCGATCTTCTCGTTGGGGCCCGCCTTCCGCCGGTGCCGCACGAAGATCACGGCGCAGCCCGTGCGCATCGCCATCGCCCGAAGCTTGCTCGACCACTCGCGCGTCTCGTTCGCCCGGTTCATGTCCACGCTGCCGCCGATCCACGCTTGCAGCGGGTCGATGAACACAGCCGCGATGTCGTGCTCGCGAATCATCTCCTCCATGTGCGCCACAACCCCCGGCGTAATCGCCTTCGCCTGATCCGTCACGAACACGTTGTCGGGGTTGGCTCCCTGGTTGCCAAGCCGCCAAGCGATCGTGTCCGCTGCCCCATCCTCGCCGTTGCAAATCCAAACCTTCGCCGCCGGCCGCCGCTGGCTCGGCTCCTCGTTGGGCCACGGCCGCCCCGTCGATAGGATCGCTGCAATCTCACAGCACAGTGTCGATTTTGCGGTGCCCGGCTCGCCGGTGATGAAATTCAGCGCCGAGCGCTGGATGTACGGTTGCCAAAGCCAATGCGGCCGGATGCGAACGATTTCACTAAGGCGTTGGGCGTCAACACGGTCGCCCGGCGCCTTGCGCGGGCTCAAAGGCTCGACTGTCATCGGTAGTCCCCCAAAAGGCCGCGATGCGGCGCGGCTGCCGGCCCTCGATCCCCGTCGGAGGCGGCGCGAGTTGTAGAGGCTCAGCTCACGGGTGGTCAAGGCCCTCAATAGCCCTGCGACAGCGCGTCGCCCATGGGGGTCAGCTCCGCGAGCTACCTAACTAGAGAATGGACTGACCCCCCTCTGACAACTCCCCGGAATGTTTCGCCGCGGGAAGCGGCCGGAACAAGGGCCCCCAATGGTGGGGGCGGTGGGGGTTAGAGGGGTTGCCCGTCCACCTTCCTCAACTCGACGCAATGGAGTTCGTCGAGACACCCGCAACTCCTCAACCCCCATCCGGCCCTACGGCCCACCTTCCCCCACCTTGGGGCAAGGCTCTACCCCGCCCGCCTTGCGGCGCGCGAGTTTCGCAGGGGGTTTTCTAAAGGGGGCCAGCGTCCAACTCTTTGTATAGTCGCTCCGTGATCTTGACCCCCACCCCCGGCGCCACCCTTTCGTCCGTACACGTCGGGAGTTGTGTGAAGGGCGGTGTAAATCTGTCGCGGATCGCACAACGCGAGGAGGTGCTAGGGGTTAGCGATGAACGAGCTGGCAGAACAGATGCGGCGCTTTGTGCAGCGCCACCCGGGCAACGCGGTGGAGGATCGCCGCTTGCTCGCCTTGTGCGACGAGATTGATCGGCTGCAAAAGCTCCTCGATGCCCGAGCGAGGAAAGTCCGTGTACGTCGGGAGTTTGGGTGAGGCTCGTGTGGAAATAGGGACCCCCGTGGCCGGCCCCGTGGCGGGACCCGACCGGGCTGGGGAGACCGCCCCCGGCCGGTTGCATCGGCAACTCGGGGCAAAGCGTGAACGAAAACGCGACGGGTCGAGTACGCTTTCCATAATGTTGATTATGCGAATACGAATCGCAGCGAACAAACGAGGGCCATACGATTGAGGGTTGCATATACATTCCAGCCCCTGTCTGTGCACCTCGCATTATCCCAGCGCTCCGCAAGATATAGGCGCGCCCGGTCCCCCGGCATTGGCGTGCTCTATGCAGGGTGCAGCTAAGCCCTTGAGTTAGCTATGCAACCCACGCATGGCTCACCTTCCCCTGACCATTCGCGCCATTCGCGCCAAGCCATCGCCTCACGCGTCTAAACGCGATCGCATGTTGCAAACTGGTCACCCTTTATTCACCGAACCAGTGCACAAAGGGGGCTGGCAATGTCGCCAGACGGGAGACCACACGATGACAACCTACCGCACGCACCTCGCAGCCAGCCGCGCGATCGTTCGCTATCGGCTCCGCTTCCCTAGCCTCGAAACCTTCCACCTTGCGACCACGATCCGCGGCGAGCGCTACGTCGTCGCGATCTACACGGCGCAAGGCAACTTCGCCGCTTGGCTGTAAGCGTCAACCCTCAACACCTCGGAGACCACACACCATGAACCGCTTCCCCTTCCGCCTTGGCAGCATCTCGACCGGCACACTCAACACGGGCGAGTTGCTCGACACGTTCGCTTACGCTTTCGACCATCAACTCCGCGACGTCCCCAACGTCGCAGGCTCGCAGCGTCGCTTGATCCGTGAGTGCAAAGCCTACTCCGCATTGATCGACGCGGGCCACGTCAACGACGATGGCCTCGAATACGCGTCTGTGTTGCTCGCCGATATCATGGAGGCGATGCAAGGCTTTGCGCCAGCGTTCGTTCGTTTCGGAGCGCATGACGGTGACGGCGCCGACTTTGGATACTGGCCAGACATCGAGTCGCTTGATGACGCGGTGCAGGCTGGCGACGTGCTCAAGGTGTCCGACTTGTGCGAGGTGCCGCACCTCTACACGGGCGAGGTGATGGTCGTGAACGATCACGGCAACGTGACGCTCTATGCGCACACGGGAGACGAAAACAACCCGCATGCAACTGAGATGTGGTCGTGCGTCTAAACGCAACCCGCGGCGGGTCGATGGTGGCCCGCCGCAACACTCTGACGGGAGCAACACCAATGTGCACGCATTGCGATGAAGTAGAGCAGATGGCCACCAAGGCGCCGCGCAAGCGTCGCCCGAGCATCCACCAACGCAAGGCTGCGGCGCCCAAGGTCGTGCGTCGCGGCGGTCCTACAATAACGCATGAACAGTATGTGGCAAGTATTGTCGCAGTATTGCTGAAGCAACCCGAGGTGACGCAAGCGGACCGCGACGCGATCGCGCTTTGCAAGGTCACGTACGGGGGAGGCGAAATGGGTGTGCGTGGTATCACCTGGTACAACAAGTGGCAGCGCGCGCCAGCCAACGCCAAGGCCAAGGCGCCAGCCCTAGGCGCGTTTGTGGGCATCAACGCCACGTGGCAGCGCACGACAGTCGAGCTTGCGGAGACCGTTGCGCATGAGATTGGCCACGTAACCGCGGGCATTGGTGCCGGTCATGGGCCCGTGTGGTCGGAAGCGTGCAAGCGTCTCGGGTTCATCCATGCGCGCGCAAAGGACGATGGCACGCCGCTGTCGTGGGATTGGTTCACGCCTGAGTGTGCCAAGGCGATCAAGGCATTGCCCTTGCCTACCGAGGGTTCGCCGCTGGCCCCGAAGGAAGGCGGTCTAGGTGCATGGGGCAAGCCGATCCTGAAACCCGTTGCGCGCCCGTGTGGCGCGGGATGGGGCACCAAGGGTGGAACCTCGCGCGGTGAGGGTTCGAAGTCCCGCCTGCTACTGTGGGAATGCGCGTGCGAGACGCGGCCGGATGGTTCGAAGGGTAAGACCAAGTTGCGGCATGCCGGCACTGACCTCGATGTGACGTGCAACCGGTGCAAGCGGAAATTCCACCTTGTCGTCGAAAGCCTTCCCCCGGCGCACACCAATGGCGGGCCCGTGCTCACCAAGGCGCGCGCCAAGGCGATTGCTGGCGGGCATGAGCACCGGCCGGCCAAGTCTCGCCCGAAGGGCAAGGCTGCGGTCAATGCGGCGGGCGCCAAGGCTGCCAAGGTGTTGTCGCGCAAGAGTGCAGCTGCGGCGAAGATCATCAAGGATTTACTCAATCCCAACGGTGACCTTCCCCCTGGCCTTTAACGCATCGTCAGTAGTGAGTGGCGTACCCTTCAAACCCCAATCGGAGCACGTGACATGAGACAGCTGAAACTTCCGAAGCAATCGGCGGAGCCTTTGAGCTTGCGCCTAACTCATACCTACGTTGGCACCTATGCGCACCTCGATAAGTGGGCCGAAATCGGCACGCTTGACGTGATCGGCTTGCAGGATTGGACAATCGAGGCCGAAAACGAGCAAGGCGACTGCTCAAACGAGCCGCAGCGCACGGTTGCGTTTGTGCGCGTTACTGAGGCGCCAGAGCTGCACGAAATGTGGATTGAGTGCGCGCATGATCCGCGTCTCGATTATAGCGCATGGGCCAACCGTACCGTTGCGCGTGCGTTGCGTGACACCTATTCGCGGCATGGGTGCGCGCATGAGCACGATTGCTGCGGCTGCCGTTCCTTCTCTGCTGAAGCGGAGCGTTACAGCGGCGACGTGTGGCGCGTCACGATCAATTCATCGCGTAACTACTGAGCAACCCCTCGCGTCTAAACGCGACAACCTGACGGGAGACTAAGACCATGGCTAACACTCTGCAAAACGCAATCGTTCGGACGGCGGGCGACACGATTGGTACATCTGGGGCAACCCGCATTGCCGTTGACGCGGTCAAGGTATGGACGGCAATCAAGCGTCACCTACCGGGCGAGTGGTTGGTGATGAAGCAAGGCGAGTTGGAGCATTACGAGGGCAAGCATACGCGGTGGATACGTGTCGAGCGTAAGGCCGACGGCTTGCGCCTCACTATCGACAGCTCGACCAACTATGGCCGCGAGCCTGCCATACGCGTCTCGATGGGGAGCTATAGCTACCCGTCGGGCTCGCAGCTTGACGAGCGTTGGTGTCGCGAGCGCGCTGGCGTCAAGGACAAGGTGACGGCGCGCATGT